CACCAGAACTTCGCGTAAAAGATTTGGGAATACTTCTGCCATTCAAAATTAAAATCTTCGGAATTTGGAAGGCAGAAAACCATCATCTTCTAGAAAAGACTCTCCACGAAATTTACCATGCACAGCGGATAAACGGCGAATGGTTTGAATTTACTGGAGAACATATTTCTCGTCTTTTTGAATCTCTACCACAAGAATCGCTGATATATTCAGGTAGAGACACAGAACATTCTCTTTCTAAGTTTTCAAACATAGAGGAAGATATTAGAAACTCTAAAAAAGTCATAGGAGTAAGGACCCAAAAGCTTCGTGGCAACTTTACCCCAGAAGAAAGAGAAGCTAAGCGTATTGCTGCAATTGAGTTGCAAAGAGCAAATAAAGCAAAAAACCTGACATGTAAGGGAAACGCTAAATAGTTTTACAAAGATAAGCTTTGTAACCAACGGAGTTTTAAGAATCGGGCCTTTACTCCGTAGCCCATTTAAATATGAAGGAAAAACAATGATGTATAGTAAAAAGCTCGTCGCGAGCATCAAAGCCAACGGAAAAGTACTCCGTGAATTCAAAGATACCGTTTATATTCCGTTCAATTCTGAATACTCAATCCTACTAAAGAATCTCAACACAGTTAGAGCAAATATCAACATCTTTATTGATGGTGATAACATTGTTCCTGGTGGACTCGTGCTGAATGCGGGTCAAGAAATTGATTTGCAACGAGCCATTCGTAATGGGAACATGAATGAAGGAAATCGTTTCAAGTTCATTGAACGCACTGGTCAAATTGAAGACCATCGTGGTATCAAGCTGGAAGATGGTTTGATCCGAGTAGAATACCAGTTTGAAAAGGTATTCAAGCGTCAGGATGGTATTCAGTGGGTCAATAATCATCACTACTATCCTTATTATTCTAATACTTGGAATCCTAATGTCGTTTTTCGGTCAACTGGTGGAGGCACTGCAACTCCATCTTGGATGACAGGAACCACAACATGCGGTGGTGATGGACTCGGTACAACCTATGCCGCAGTTAACAGCATGACAGTCGGTGCTACACTGACTGCAAGTTCTGCACAGGCATTCAATGCTGCTCCACAAACTGAAACTGGCATCACTGTGCCGGGAAGCAAGAGCGACCAGAAGTTTGTAACGGTCAGTGATTTCATTTGTGAGCCTGAAAAATATAATATTATTCTTAAGTTGCTTGGTGAAACTCCTGACAACGAAGTAGTACGTAAACCAATCACGGTTAAAGCAAAACCAAAATGTGTGACATGCGGCAAACAAAATAAGGCTACTGCTAAGTTCTGCTCAGAATGTGGTACCGCTTTAGAAATTTTTGCGTAAAGCAAAATCAGTTTCTTACTTCTGTAAAAAGTAAGTGGCGGAACGGATGTCCCGTTAATGATGGTGCAACGTTAAAAATCCATCACTCCTCAAAATAATCGCTTGACATGCTATCATCCCTCTCTTATATGATTCGGGTAACAAGGAGACGAGCAATGAAGTCAACGATTCAAATCAAGACCACGGTTGATGAGGCTGAAAAGTTCATTCGTCAGCTTTCTGCACAGGGCTATACCGCGCACCGCGTTGGTGACGATGTGCATTTCACCGATGACGCGACTGGCATGACCACTATCCGCTATTCCGTCAGCTTGTTTGATGACGGAGCATTCATTGGCATCCGTCCCATCTAACAAGGAGACATATAATGCCTAAGATCAAAGCATATAAGGGTAACGGGGTGATTATCCCTGTTGATGTGGCAAAGGTTTCCACAGCTTTCCGCTGTCCGTGGACTGGTGAAATTTTTGGAACCAAGAATAGCTATATTAAGCATCTTCGTGTTCTCCGTGAAGATCGTATCCATCGCCAGATTCGGAACAAGAATCGTGATCGTATTTTCCAAGACCTGATTAATCAACCCAGCTTTATGAAAATCATTGAATGGATTGAATCCCATCCTGAATTTCTGTTTGATGGGATCATTAAGAACGGTCGCGACAGGTGGGGTCAGCGCCGAGCACATCTTCGTGATGATTTTTGGGTTAAGATTACATACCTTGATGTACGCTGGTCCGATTGTGTTAGTAACAGTCACTATTGTCCTCGTGGTGGAGTGACCAATTGGGGAAGACGAGACACCCTGAATGATGGCACTCCTGCTCCAGTAGGATATCCCGGCTGGGAAGGTTATATTGAATTTCAGCTTAGTCACGATATTGGTTTTGGTTCTTCTGTCATGGAGCCGATTGGTATTCACACCGGAACTGGCGGTGGACGCAGTGACAATAGCTACGGATATGATGTTAGGTTCTTTGCGAATGATTGGCCAGGTCTCGAAAAGGCCATCATCTTTAATGTTCTTAAAGAGGAAAAGCCTGTAGGATTTTATTATGGCAATCCGCAATATTTTCGCCGTTAAGATCATTTTTTTTGGTTGACTTTTTCATTCAAACAGTGTACAACATATAAATAGATGCAGAAGGATAGACCTTCTGTATAAATCGCTAACAAGGAGTTTGTAGCATGGAAAAAGAGTTTGACCTCCTCGTATTTGTGGGTCGTTTCCAACCATTCCACCTGGAGCATAAGCGTGTCATTGACATCGCGCTGCAAAAATCCAAGCATGTTCTGGTACTCGTAGGTTCGGCAGGCAAGGCCCGCACGATTCGCAATCCGTTCACGTTTGGTGAGCGATTGAATATGATCTATGATTCGTTTCCTGAGGATATTCACGGTCGATTGATTATTCTTCCTCTCTACGACAAGACCTACAATGATGCTGCTTGGGTCAAGCAGGTTCAGGAACTCGTAAAGGATACTACACTTGACGTAATGAATCCCAGCGGGTTTATGGCATCCGGCTACAATGATGCCAAGGTCGGACTGATCGGTGCCAGCAAGGATGTCGCAACCGCAGAATATCTGGATTCCTTTCCGCAGTTTGAAACTGTAAATGTTGAGATTGAAGCTGATGTTCACGCTACTGAAATTCGTGAATCGTTTTTTGAAGATGAACTTGTTTATAGTGATGCTCCACTTACTGGAAACGTAATCAATTGGATGAATGAGTTCACGCTTACTGATGAATGTGAAGCACTTCGCCGTGAATATTGGCATGTAAAGAATTATAAGAAACAGTGGGAAGCAGCCCCCTATCCTCCTATATTCGTAACAACTGATGCGGTTGTTGCATGTTCCGGTCACGTATTGCTGGTAACTAGACGAGCAGAACCAGGTAGGGGTCTGCTGGCCTTACCTGGAGGTTTTCTAAACCAATCAGAAAAACTCATTGACGGAACTATCCGCGAACTAAAAGAGGAAACCAAGATCAAGGTGCCAGAAGCTGTTCTTCGTGGTTCAATCACGAAACAAAAGACATTTGATGATCCGCACCGTTCTTCTCGGGGAAGGACAATTACTCATGCATCTTTGATTGACCTTGGTCATGGTAAATTGCCCAAGGTCAAGGGGTCCGATGATGCAATTCATGCTGATTGGTACAACATTGCGGAATTAACTGAGGATCGTCTGTTTGAGGACCATTATGCGATAATTCAAACAATGCTTGAGCTTGGTTAAACTTTTCTGAATTCCCAAAAGTCTGGACGTATTCTTTTACGTCCAGACAACATATTGCACAGATAAGAATGACTCAAGTTAAATTGTCTGGCTGCTTCGGAAATTGATTCGTATAGCACTCCGTTTATAATAACTGCATCGCATAGTTTCTTGAAACTATCCGAAGTTCGTCTAGTCTCTGTCAAGTTTGTTTGATGTTCAGTAGTTCTGTCATACGCCTTTAAGGCAACTGATATTTTTTCTTTATGATCATCGGCTTTTGGTTTATTTAAATGAAGTTTTCTTATTTGATCAATACGTTCATCGGATAGTCTAATCTCGTCAGAGTGATGTGCGTAAAGATGACGATTGATATGGAATTCCTCGCATGGAATGCGCTTCTTTTCTTCAGTAGATTTTACTGTCACGAATATCGTACCTGAACTGGAATGCTTGTAAAGATGACCGTTGCTGCGATATTCTTCTACATCAATGTGTATGTATGAATTAGATGATAATTCTTGAACTACAATTTTGCCAGCACTAACCGACATATATCTACTCGTAAGTTTATCATTTTTATATTGTTCCGTTGTTATCTGTTTTCTTTTTCCATCTTCATTGTCAATTACAGTGACATGAAAAGTGTTGTCAAAGTTGCCAACACTATTTGAACGATTCAGAAACAATGGATTAATTGCTGCATTCACCTTGGCTAACAGTTTTTCTTCCCAGTTATTACACTGCGTTATTCTACTCTGTACTGATTCGGATGAATCAAATATTTTTCGTATTTCTATAATATCTGGATTTCCATGTTCCTTCACGAAATCAGAAACATAGGTTGAAGAGGTAAAATATGTTCGCCATAGATCAGACGGATGACAATTCTTTGCTGTGCGCCTTCCATAGTAACATTTATTATGCGAGGTCCACCGCAGTAGATAAGTGTAAGGGATTCTGGTATCACGATAAATATTCATGCTGATGTTTCCTTTAGTTAGCATTAGAGTAGTTGGGGAGGTGAGAGTCTCGTGAACTACATCTTTATTTATCCTTTGAAAAACTATTGACATTTCCTGAACATCGTATATAATCCAAGACATAACGCAACATTTAAGAGGACGTTGATCATGGAAGTTTTTGTTGTTAGTTATTTTTACTCAGATGGTACTTTTGCCGGTATCATTGGGGTATACTCTACTGAAAAACAAGCTGATGCTGTTATCATGCAAAACCGAATGACAGATTATCCCGACTGCACTTTTATTACCACAGTCGCAACGATTGATGAATAAGAGGGCTTTGATCATGGAAGATAATGAAGTAGGTGGACATAAGTTTCCAGTCCAACTTGGAGAAGTTATTATGAGTGCTATTAATGCTCTACCAGAGGAAGAATATGCAAATGGCAGAACAGCGGCTTATTGGCACATTATGGGCGTTCTTGATCAGCATCTTGTAAGGAATCACAATTCTACAGTTGAGGATATTTGATCATGAAAGATGCTTACGGCAATGATATGACCGCAGATTTAGCGGAAGCAAAAAAATGCCGTAAGCGTCTATCAGAAATTTTAAAGATGAATGCACTAACACCTGAATTGAACGAGGAACGTATTCGTCTTATTTTTAAGATCCGAATCCTAGAGGACGATGGGAGATAATCATGGTTAAATTTTTTGCCCTTGTTGCAGTTCTTTTTCTGTTGTGGATATTTTTTCTGGTAACAGTAAAAGAAATGTATTACATGATCCGTTACCGAAAGGAATATATGGCATGTGCAAATTTTGTCATGAACAATGTACAAGACCTGGATGCAATGTTTTCCCTGAATCGTCGGCACCACCATTACATTGTGAAATATGATTTCATTCTAGAAGCTAAAAGCGGACGGATAAGTGAATGTGGTTACAAATACTACATCAGCCAGCGTAAGAAGGAACGACAATGGTTAAAGTAATTGGTAGAGACGAGACCGCAGTTAAGCGTATTACTTGCAAAAGCTGTGCTAGTGTGCTAGAATATACGCTTAGTGAAGTTCGGAAATACCACGGCACTGACTATGGTGGCGGACCTGACGGTATGGAATGGGTCGATTGTCCGAACTGTGGACATAAAGCAATTATTAGGAGTTGGTAATGACCAAGCGTGAATTTATTGCACAGTTTGTCATTGCACATGTTCGTACCGGACAAAGTGCCCTCTATAGCAGTAATATGGGAATGGTTGTAGCGGCTGCTGAAACTCGGTGGAACGAGATTGTTAAGATTACTCCGGAGGAGAATGAAAATGCTCAAGCACACTAAAGGCAATCTCATTGACCTTGCCGAGCAGGGTCATTTTGATGTGATCGTGCATGGTTGCAACTGTCAGAACACAATGGGTTCAGGCATTGCTAAGGAACTTCGTGCAAGGTATCCGGGTGTATACGATGCTGATTGTCTGGCAACTCAGCAATGGAAGAATCCTGTAGCTAAGCTTGGTAATTTCAGCACGTATACGACTTTCAACTTCATTGTGATCAATGCCTACACTCAGTTGCATTATTTGCCTCGCGGAGTTGATCATTTTGAGTATGAAAGCTTCTATCTCATCTTGAAGAAGCTAGCGGTACTTGGTGGAGTTCGTTTCGGCTTTCCCTACATTGGTATGGGGCTTGCAGGTGGTGATAAGGATCGTATCATTGCCATGCTGGAAGATTTCGCTGAAAAGGTTTCTGCTAAGGGTGGGTCTGTGACCCTTGTGGAGTTTGCATAATGGTTATTCACAATCTACTTGGTACTGACCCTATGGATTATTATCTAGCTAAATTGATAATGTATTTGAAGGCAAGGTTCATTGAATCCGGTGGGCAACCTGAGGATTTTCCTGACTACCTTAAAGAGCAGGGAGTGGAATGTTCAGGGTTTTTGATGAAAATTGAAGACTCACTTATAACTATGGCTAGGTTAAAATTCGGTTGACACAGACACACAAAAACGATATAACAAACTTACGGCAAATGCGATAGACGCAAACGCCTCTTTTAATAAAGGAACTTTATTATGAATACTCACAACATTATTTTGAATTCGGATTCGTATAAGTACTCACAATTTTCGCAGTATCCCCCGAACACAACTGGCATCTACAGCTACATTGAAAGTCGTGGTGGGCATTATGATGAGACCGTGTTCTTCGGACTCCAAGCATTTATCAAGGAATATCTGACCGCTCCAATCACGCAAGACATGATTGATGAAGCCGAGGCTATTATCCTTGCACATGGTGAGCCCTTCAATCGCGAAGGTTGGGAATACATTCTGCGTGAACATGGTGGCTATCTGCCTGTTCGCATTAAGGCAGTTCCCGAGGGCACTGTTGTTCCGGTCAAGAATGTCCTCGCAACGATTGAGAACACTGATCCCAACTGCTATTGGCTGACTTCGTTCCTTGAGACCGCGCTGTTGCGCGCAATTTGGTACCCAACAACTGTGGCAACTAACAGCCGCGAAATTAAGAAGGTAATTCTTGATGCACTTGAGCGTACTGGTACTTCTGAAGATATCGCTTTTAAGCTTCATGACTTTGGCGCTCGTGGGGTTAGTTCTCTTGAGTCTGCTGGTATTGGCGGCGCTGCGCACTTGGTTAACTTCCAAGGGACTGATACTGTGGAAGCTCTACTTTTTGCTCGTCGCTACTATAGTGCTGGGATCGCTGGGTTTAGTGTTCCAGCTATGGAGCACAGTACTGTAACCAGTTGGGGCCGTGAGAACGAGGTTGCTTCTTATCGCAACATGGTCAAGAAGAACGGCAAGCCCGGTGGTATTGTTTCGGCAGTTTCGGACAGCTATGACATCTATGAGGCATGTCGTCTGTGGGGCACGGAACTAAAGCAAGATGTACTTGATTCGGGTGCTACTCTGGTTGTTCGTCCGGACTCGGGTGATCCGGCAGAAGTGGTCTGCAAGTGCCTGCGAATTCTTGATCAGCACTTTGGACACACTGTCAATGACAAGGGCTACAAGGTTCTAAACAATGTTCGCGTTCTGCAAGGTGATGGCATTACCCACCAGACTATTCGCAGCATTATCTTCACCATCACCATGGCTGGTTACAGTGCTGATAACGTGGTGTTTGGTCAGGGCGGTGCGCTCCTCCAGATTGTGAACCGCGATGACCAAAAATTTGCAATGAAGGCATCATATGGTTTGATTGGTGGTCGCGAAGTTTTTATTCAAAAAGACCCGATCACTGACCCAGGCAAAAAATCTAAAGTCGGTAAGTTGAAATTGGTTAGGACGACTGATGGTTATGAAACTATTAATAATTTGAATCCTAAGTATCCCGATGCTGACGATGTTTTGCAGGTAGTTTTTGAAAATGGTTCATTGTTTAATGAAACCACCTTTGAAGAAGTCAGGAAGAGAGCTAAGCTTTAACGCAGAGCCATCCAGAACATGCTCCCGAAGTCGCAATATTGCCCTTTTTGCGATTCGGGAGTTTGTATATGGTTTTATATATTAGATTATGTAATTCACAAAATTCTTTAAGATCAGTTGTTAAATATTCAACGCCGGTCGGGGAAATTAATTTATATTTTTTACATCTACTCTTTCTTCTGTTTGCTATATGACTGGTAGAATGCTTTCCTGTTCCCTTTCCTGATCTATTCTTACTCATCAGTTTTATAGAGTCTGATGAATGTTGTTTACCAAACATTCCGCTATTCTTTCCGCTGCAATCAGGACGTTCATATTTTGATGGATCGTTATTCACATGATCCCATCCACCATCGCCATTTTCTTGTTTAAGGTTTGCCCAAATCTTTCTGCCATTCTCGTCTCGTGCATTTACTATATTCCATAATTCGCTGTAGTAGATTCCCCAATTTTTGACTTCGTTGTTATTTTTACATTCTTTTAGTATTTCGGTTGTAACATCATAGCCATGTTTTTTGATATGTGCCATCCAGATTTTTCCAGAGCCTTTATATTTGTGAGGATCAGCGGCATTTGTTTTGCCTAAGTACATTAAACCGGTTTGATTATGTGTTTTCTTGTATATATAAATAGTCATGCTGATTGCTCCTTGTAGCATTAGAGTGAGTGGGGATGGGGGTTCCGCGACTCACAACTATTTATCTTTTCTCTTGATTTTCTGGATAATCTTGATACATTTGATGTAATCTTATGGTGTACTATTACAGATTATGATGTTAATGGATATAAACGATTCCCTCATTATCATGGTTCAATATTTGAATAAGTCAATCAATTTTTACTTGTTCTAAATCATGGGAATCAATATAATAAGCAGGCAAGGTTTGAATGTTTTTAAGAAGAGCTTTGGCAATTCGGTGTAATCCATCAACTGCCACGAGTCTGTATTGATTTTTATCTTCATCAAACCACCAAGTTACTATAATAGGTTCGTTAATATCGGCAGTTTTGATTCTCTCTGGGTCCGGAGTATCATACTTCAAAATCCATTTTATGGTATCGACCGGGACTTCATGAACATCGTATTCACGATCTTTAATCACATGCATTAACTTGCTTAAATCATATAAATGATCATCATGAGTGAATGTGTCGTTATTTTTAAAAAACTCTTGGATTCTCATACTGTTATTTATCTTTTTTCTCTTGACAGTTCGGACAATCTTGTGTAGTATGAAAACGGCAAGATCGTCAAGGAATACACTTTTGACGAAGTCCGGGCAAACGCTAAGATTTAAGGAGAAAACATCATGAGTGAATTTAAGAGAGAGTGGAGATATATTGTCGTAAAACGCAAGCATATTACCGCAGAACAAGAGGGTCAACTTATGGCGTTGATTAATAGCTTTAATCTTCCTGAGCTTGAAGCAGCAGTAGTTGAATCAGATTGGCCCGAATATGAAATCGTTTGGGACATGATTGAGAAACGAGTTAACACTAAGATTTGAGGATAATAAGGGGTTGACTTCACTGTCAAACTCTGTTATAAGAAAACTATGAAAAAACGATACGCATACTTCTTCGTAAGACAAGACATTCGTCCTGAA